TATGCTTGCAGAACTATCGGTTGATGAAGTTAAAAAGATAGTAGGGATCGGAGCTGTTTGGCCTGATATGACCAGAGAAGAGATCATGCAAGAGATCTTTTTAGAGATAGAGGCTGGGTCAACAGGAAAACCAAATAGAGCGGCGGAACTAGCTAATATTGAAAGAATAATGCCGTTCCTATTACAAATTCCTGGTATTGATCCAAAATGGTTAGCAAAAGAATTACTGAAGCGACTCGATGATAAACTAGACTTAAAATCTGCATTTGCGGCTCAAGTTCCCTCCATTGTTGCTATGAATAGCCAACAAGGACAAGGAACAGGAGATCCAGCTTTACAAGGAGTGCCGCAAGGAGGAGCTGATAATGCTCCAAGGCAATTACCATCTGGAGGTAACAATCCGATGGGAGGAAGAATTTAGTATGCTCACATTGTTGAAAATGAAGATCAACTTAGAGTATACTTCATACAAGTGCTATACAGCACAAAAGAAAGGACGAAAACATGGCTGAAGAAGCTGAAGAGCTGGAAACGTCCACCAGTTCTGAAGAGATACAGGACGATCAAGTTACCGACTCGTCATCGGAGCAAGGTGAAGAGACTGAAGAAACTCTTTTGAGTGTCGTACAAGACGCAATGAAGAAGGAAGAAGTTGAAGAGGAGTCACCGCCCTCAGAGGTAAATGAAGAGGAGGAAAGCAAGGCGGAGTCAAGTGAACCTTCTGATGTTCCAGTGGAAGCTGATACTGAAGAAGAGAATTTTGATGATGTTCCATTCCATAAGCATCCTAGATTTAAGGAGGTCATTGACCAGCGTAATAAATACAAATCGGATTCTGCGGAGTATCAGAAGATAACAGGATTTCTGGAGTCTAATAATATTTCTGCTGAAGAAGCCGCTGAAGGGTTCAAAATTATGGCTCTGATGAAGAGCGACCCAAAGGCGGCATTAGAAGCATTAAATCCGTATGTAAAAGATTTGGGGATTTCATCAGGTGTTACGATGCCAGAGGATATCCAGAAAAAGGTTAATGAAGGTTACTTAGACGAAGATGCGGCTAGAGAATTGTCGCAAGCCAAAGCACAAGCTACTCAAAATCAAAAGAGACTTGATGCTTTAGAACAACAAAATGCGGCAAATCAAATTCACGCACAGAGAAGCGATATAGCCTCTGTTGTGACCGAGTGGGAACAAAAAACCAAGCAATCTGATCCTGATTATAGCCTCAAAAGTGCAGAAATAGATGACCGAGTAAAAGTTCTGGTTGCAGAAAGTGGAGTGCCAAAATCATCAACGGAAGCGATAGCAATAGCTAACAAAGCCTATGAAGAAGTTAATAAAAGGCATTCTGCAAGATCAACCAAAAGACCTATTAAGACGGCATCTGGAGGAAAATTAAGTGGAACTCCCCATGCAGAGCCTAAAAACCTACACGAAGCGGTAGCACTGGCTTTGCAGAACGGAGCGGCTTAAAATTTAAAGGAGAAGAACGATGGCTTTTTCATCGGCAGAACTCGCTAACATAGCGAATGCGGCTTTGGATTATTATATCGATCGCCCAAATGTCTACTCTCAAACCCTTCAGGATAAGCCCTTGCTTCAAAAAATGGACAGCAAGGCTAAGACATTTCCTGGTGGTAAGGGAGAATTATCAGTAGCAATTAAAGGTGCTTATACTACTGGAGTTGCTGGTTATACACATAACGACACAGTTAGTTATGCGAATCCAGCGAATATCAAAAGAGCGGCATATCCTTGGAAGGAACACCACTCTGGTATTTCACTAACACTAACCGAATTGAAGCATGATGGTATCACAGTTTCAGATACTACCACTTCATCAGGAACTTCCAACAATTCTGGTAGAGATCAGACTGTTTTGGTCAATCTACTTGAGGACAAGCTGGACGACATGATGGAGGGGTATTCTATTGGAATGAATACTCTACTTTATGGTGACGGAACTGGAGATGCGAAAGCATTAGCTGGTATCAGATCTATCATTGTAGATAACCCAGCGGCTTCTGGTACGACTGTTGGTGGCTTTTCAACTGTGTCAAATACATGGTGGAGAAACCGAGCAAACGTAGCTATTACCAATACTGCTACTGGTCAGGAGTTAATTGAAACTCTAAATAGCGAAATGCGTCAGCTAAAACGCTACGGCGGTAGACCAGACATTGCGGTTTGTGGATCTCTATTCTTGGATCGTCTTGCGGACGAATTAAGGAGAAACGGAAACTATACCCAAACTGGCTTTGCGAAAACTAATAATATCGCAATGGGTGAAATCACTCTAAATGGACTTACTTTCCAGTATGATCCAGCATTGGATGATTTGACAATTTCTGGCAAGAACCCAGACAAAAGGTGCTACATCATCGATAGTAGTAAACTTTGTATGTACTACATGACAGGTGAGAAGATGAAGCGGCATTCGCCAGCTCGTCCAGCCACTCAATACGTCATGTATCGAGCAATCACAACCACAGCAAGTTTAGCCGCATTGCAGTTAAATTGTCATGGAGTGTACGAAATCGCCTAGCCTGTGCGATTTCAAAAGAACGAGGTGCGGAAATTATCTTCCCCGATATTCCGCACCTCAATTTGAAAGGAGGAAAAATGCCTAAGAAAAAACCAAAAAAGGGCGGTCGTGGATATTAATTCATACCAAAAATAGGAGGTCTAAATGTATGAAATATGTTCTTGTGTTGTAGCTTTAGGTGGGGATGTCCGACAGACAGTTCCAAAACCTATCGTTACAGTTCCAGAGATACTGTTGTTGCAATCCATTCATGGTGGAGATGCTGTAACAAATATCATCATTACTGGAACAGAAAAAATAACAGATGACAAAATCAGGGATGATCTTGGCATCTTATATAAAGATGAAGTTGTTAATGCCTTATTCGGTAATTTTAACGATCTTCCGAAAACTCTTGTGGAGGCAAAAATAGGAGATGAGCTTCTCGATCCTGTGTGGAAAACAAACAGAAAGCACGAAGCCAAGAAAGCAGCTCCCAAGAAAAAAACTAAAACTAGAGCAAGGGATAGTTCCGGTCATTTTATTGCTGATGATCCGTCAACACCAGATGTTAATGAGGCTTATGTAGAAGGATAAAATGAGATGGCGAGAGGTGTATCACTAGGAAATTTGCTGACTGATCTCAGGTCTGAGATTGGTCATTCTTTACAAGTAAGTCTGGGAAAAGCCTCTCGAGATCCTTTGATAAATCTACTCCAACGAACACAAAAAAGGCTATGGGAAGATTATAACTGGCCTTTTCTCAAGATTACAAAAGATCTAACAATAGCGGCTGGGCAAAGATATTATGATATTCCAGACGATTTAACTTTTGAGAGAATAACTCGGGTTGAAGTAAAGCATGGATCACAATGGACAAAACTTCATTATGGGATAGCTGGTGCTGAATACAATAGCCATGATTCTGATGCTGGCGATAGATCGTCACCAACTCAAAAATATGATGCGTATGGTACTGGTCAAATAGAGCTATGGCCTATCCCAGCTAACAATTCTAATGCTACTACTTTGGCGGATGCGGTTCGTATTCATGGCATTAAAAATCTTAGTGCGTTTGTTTCCGAAGCGGACACAGCCGATCTTGATGACCAACTTATAGTTTTATTTGCGGCGGCTGAAGTTTCAGCTCGTCAAAAACAGTCAGATGCTCAGAATAAGTTAGCTCAAGCTCAAGCTCATTATATGCGGCTCAAGGCCAGAATGAGTAAAAACGAGACATTTATTATCTCAGGAGGAGAAGCTCCAAGCACTTATAAGACCACAGGAATTGTATCGCCATTTCCAAACGTAGGAAGTTAATATGCCATACATACTTGTAGAGGATTTCAGAGGTGGTTTAGATAACCGAAGAATGAATGTTACCAGTACACCTGGTACTTTGGTAACTCTCGAGAATGCTCATATTACTAGAGGTGGAGAGATAGAGAAACGACCAGCATTCGTATCTCTGGCAGACCTTCCAGCAAATACAAAAGGGTTAGCGGCTTCTGGAGGTCAAATTTACGTTTTCGGAAGTGTGGCATCGAGTGCTGTAACCTTTGCATCAGGTACTCCAGCAAACATTAATTATGTTCGCTTGCAACATCCAACTCCCTCTGTTGAGCTTACAAAAGTTCTATCGGTTGATTTCTTTAACGGACAAGTTTATGCGGCGGCTCAGTTTGCTGATGGTCGTATTTATCATTACTACAATGGAACTAGAATAACTGATTGGTTTGATGGAAGAGCCAGAGCAAAGATAGAAATAACAGGCGGAACTTTCGGTGGAACTAATGCCACAGGATCGTTTCAAGTTACTGGAGGAACCTCAAATCCTGGTGATAATATTCGTGTTATTCGAGTGAATAATGTCGATCTTATTTCTAGTGCTGTTGCTCACACAGGGAACAACAATACGACAGCTACAAATATTGCAAATGCAATTAATGGTTATACCTCGACCAGCGGATATACAGCTTCAGCTTCCACAAATACAGTAACAATAACTGCTCCTACTTTTGGAATTACTTACAATGGATATGTGTTAGCTGTAGAAGTTCAGCAACAAGCAACAGTCGGCAGTATCACAAATATGTCTGGAGGGATTGATAATGCTGTTACAAATATCACAGTAGATGGTGTTGCTATTATTGGATCTCAGGTTGAATGGAAAACATCACACTCTGATACAGCTTCAAGGATCGCAACAGCTATAAATGATTTTGGTTCAGCTCCCGAGTACGAGGCCACAGCGGTAGGAGCTTTTGTTAATATTATCGCAAAAGAGTCTGGAACAAGTTATAACAGTAAAGCTGTTGTCGTTACAAAAACTGGAAATGTGACGAGTGTATTTAGTCCAACTTCCCAGACTTCTCTCGATGGCGGAGCGGCAAGCAATACTGTTAATGGGTATACTCCTGGTTCTTTTATCAGGCCAGTTAAGACAAAAATGTATGCTTTGTCGGATAGTCTACTCCATTATTCTGGAGTGAATAATCCAGCGGAATGGAACGATAGCTCCGTAGGAGCTGGGTTCATTAACCTAGCAAATAACGCTAAAGGATCGGAGGATCTGAAAGCTCTTGCGAATTATTTTGATAACATTGCTGTTCTTGCTGAAGAGGCGGTGCAGATCTGGTTTATCGATGCGGATGATACTAAGAATGCACAGATGCAAGTTCTTAATAACACTGGAACTATCGCTCCCGACTCTGTTGTAGA